ACGGCGCCCACCCTCTTTCCTGCATGGCGGAGCAAGCATGACCACACGCGTATTCACTGCCGACTTAATTCGCACTCTGATGGCTGACGGCAAGCCGCGCACTGCTCAGGAAATATCCGAGGGCATCGGGCGCGAATTATCGGTGGTCAACGAATACTTACGCCGCGCGCGCGTACCGGGCCGCGACCAGGAGTTCCGCGCAATCGACAACAACGGCTATCGCCGCGCAGTCCGATACGTCATCGGCAAGGGCGAGAACGTCACGCTGCGACCGACGCCGGCGCCGCGACCCAAGCTGACAGACGCCGAGGTCGACGCAAAGTACCGTCGCGACAACCGCCGGTTCCCGAAAGTTGATCCGACGCTGCTGAACGCTGTCAACGCGATTGTTCGCATGGGGGCGGGGCAATGAAGAAAACTGAATGGTTCAATGGTCGCGTTCAGCCGGTTCATATTGGCGACTACGAAGTCTATCGGCCAGGATTCACTCTCATACCTTGCGGTCACATGTTGCACTGGAATGGCTCCAGTTGGGAATACGCATACGAGCTTGGCGAATGTGATCGCGGCGACCATGCATCGATGACATCGGACTGCCAATGGCGCGGCCTGACGGAGCCAGCATGATCACCGGACAAACGAGCCTGCTCGCCTACTTATCCGTGCGCGACGACGGCACGGTCGCCAACCAGCAAGCCAAGATCCTCGCCCTGTTGCGCACGATCCCGGCGACGGCGTTATCCCGGCTGGACATTTCGAACCTGACCGGTATCCGTCTCTCGTCAGTCTGTGCGCGTATCGCCGAGCTGCGCGCCGATGGTCGTGTGTTCGAGCCCGGCACGCGAAAATGCCCACACACCGGCATGACTGTCAAGGTAATCCAAGCCGCTCCCGATCTGCTGACCGCCCCGCTCCACTGACCAAGGAACCGCTATGCAAGTATGCACCGCACACGAAAGCTCGCTTGGCCGGCTCACCCTTCGCACTCCTAAGCCGGAAGACGACAGTCGCGCGCCGATGTTTCGCTCGATGGACGCGGCATTGTCCTTCGCATACACCTGGCGCGCGCGGCCCGGCGTCAAGATCGGGCAGATTGGGGAATACACCGGACCTGACGGCGCCGCCCTGCTGCTATCGGTCCACGAGAAGAAAGCACAGGCGCAATACGTGCATGACGTCATTGAATCGCACCTCTCGCTCGATCAGCGCGCCCTGCTGGATGCCACCTATGGCGGAGAGCGCGGAGAGCGTCACGCGGGCGTTGAGCGGCTTGTATGCCTGCTCGAAGGAGCGCACCGCAATCGCACGATGGTTCGCATGCTCGTCGCGCGAGAGTTCGTGTTTGGGGAAAGCTATTGCTGGAGCCTGAATCGCATTGCGCGCGAGTGCGCCATCCACCCGCAGACAGTCGCGCGCGCTGCGGCCAAGGTGGCGCCAGCAATCGCGGATTTACGCAAGTCAGCGCACGAGAAGTTACGGCCAGCGTTCGAGCGCAGATCGTGGGTTCCGCGTGAGGCAGAAACGCAACAGTGATTCTCCGCTTGCGCTACGGATACTACTTTGGTATCGTTCAACTCATCGACACACCAACGCAGTATTCGTAGCCAAATAACAAGGACGGAATCATGCCACACGTACCGCAGTTAGTTTCCCGCACGCAAGCATACGGCAATTGGCTGTTCGACCGGGATCTCGAAGCAGCCGACAACGCAGCACTGGCCGCAGAAGATCGCCGCGAGCAGGTCGAGAGCGAGGTCACGTTCGACGACCTGATGGAACTGCTGGTCGAGCTGACCGGCCCGCAACGCGAGTCGTTCATGAGCGCTCTGGCGCGTGGCAACAAAGACGACCTGCATACGATTCACACGCTGCTGACCGATGCGAAGGAAGTCATCGTTAAGCGCCGCCTGGCTGGAGGTGAGTGATGAGCGATATTCAAATAACGAAAGGTCCGTGGGAAGTCTGCTTTGACCATCCCGACGAAGATACCCGAGCAAGTCTCGCATTCATTCGCCCGCGTGGGGAGGTGTATGGCGGCGAAGAAATAGCGGACATATTTTGTTGCGGAGGCGATACAGAGCGCGAAGCAAATGCAAGGCTGATAGCCGCGGCTCCTGACCTGTACGCAGCACTCGAAGAAATCATCAACACGCCGTGGATCGGCGGTAAAGGCGGCTTCGTGCGTGCCCGCGCTGCTCTGGCTAAAGCAAGGGGCGAGCAATGAGCGAGATCAAGCATACGCCGGGGAAATGGTGGGCGTCAGGGCTTGAAGTTGGGACCGCGCCAATGATGGACGTCAAAATTGCGAGAGTGTCTGGTGCAAATTTTGATGAAGCGAAGGCCAACGCCCGCCTGATCGCCGCCGCGCCGGAACTGCTTGAGGCTCTGAAGGCCACCAATTCAGCCGCACATGAAGCGCTCATAGTCCTACGTGATGTATTGCGCGACGACGCAAGGTTCGACGACCTCATTCGTGCTCTCGATAACGCGACCGATGTGGGGTATGCCGCAATCGCCAAAGCAGAGGGCCAATCATGATTGGGATCAAAGACGGCGGCCCGGCATTTCCGGTTAGCACGCGCGAAGCGGGCGCGCCGAATGAGAGCGCATACGGGCATCAAGACGACTACGACACGTGGCAGTTTGGCGGCATGACACTGCGCGACTACTTCGCGGCTAAGGCGATGCAAGGCCTCATAGCGGCATCAGGGGATTCAAACGGTGTCGTCGATTACGCAGAAAACCCAATAGCTGACAGTGCCTATGCAATGGCCGACGCCATGATCCGGGCGAGAGGTGAATGATGCAAGTCAGCCCCGAAAAGATCATCGACGCAATTGACGCGCTGAAAGCTGCCGCCGACGCGCTGCACGCCAGCGCATCGCACGACATTGCCGCACGCTGCATCGAATCAGCCTCTGCCCTGCAAGCATCCGTACAGATCGCCGGCCAGACGCATCGCACGTTTCACGCGACAGGAGTGCATTGATGAGCGACATAGCAAACAAGCGCGACCTCGCGGCGGCCGTGCATGCTCTGGTTCATACCAATTCGCCTGACATTGATCAGATGCAAAGCGTCAGCAATGCACTTGCGCAAGTTTTTTCCGACATTCTCGGCATAGATGTGACGCTAATCATGCGCGTGGATCGCGCGCAGCTCGCGCAAGCGATGAACAAGGAGCCAGCATGACGCGCCCACGCTGGAAGCAATGGAAGCCTGAAGGATGGCGACTGTGCGATCACGGCTGCGCATTCTGTGGCCGCGACCCATACGAGTACGTCGACATTGGCGTTGGATACCAGGCTGTCGCGGTGAGCTGCTGTGACGAAGGCATAGCGCTATATCAGTACTACGACAAGACGCTGGGCCGCATCGCCAATCTGTTGACCGGCGACAAGCGGCGGGCAGCACGCGGGCGGCGCAGATGGGCGGCCTATCAGGAAACGGTCAACGAGCAAATGGAGCAACAATGAGCCTCGCATATAGAGCAATGATGTTTGCGCGTGAAGCGCACAAGGATCAGGTGCGCAAGTACACCGGCAACCCGTATGTCGACCATCTGGCCGAGGTGGCGGGCATCGTGGCGACGGTCGCGCTAGATACCGATCACGCGGTAGCCGTTGCGTGGCTGCACGATTGCATCGAAGATCAGGGCGTGTCTGCCGAAACCTTGCGCGAGCAGTTCGGCGAGATCGTGACGGCCGGCGTCATTCTGCTGTCTGACCTGGAAACGGGGAACCGCGCCGCGCGCAAGGCTGCGTCACGGGCCCGACTGGCTGCGGCGCCTGCTTGGATACAGACGATCAAGTGCGCCGACCTAATCAGCAACACGTCGAGCATCGTTATGCATGATCCGAAGTTCGCTGTCACCTATCTCGAAGAAAAGCGGCTTCTGTTGGACGCCATTACCAAGGCCGATCCGCGGCTGTGGCAGCTCGCTTGCTCACAGGCGGGCCAGCCATGAATCGCATCACGAAAGCAATGGTCGAGCGCGGCGGCTGGCGCTACTGCTGCGTGTGCCGAAAGTTAGGCCCGCGCGTGAAGGCCCATTGGCAGCACGAAGGCCGCGAGTATTGCGACGCGCACAAGCCAGACGCAAAGGCAGCGCTTCCAGGCGATCGACTGAGCGAAGCCGACTATCAGACGTGGATGCGCTTGTAGGCACCCGCGCATTTTTCTCGCAAAAAACACTTGCGCAACGGATACCGTTTTAGTATCCTTCATCTCAGCAGGACAAAACACAAACCAAAACCACGAACGGAACGAAATCACCATGAACACTGCATCGCAACTGAAGTCCGCGTTATTATTACGCTCCGCAGCGATTTTCCGCCCGCGTCAGGCCGACGTCGCGGAAAAAAATTTGCACGCGACGGATACCATAGTAGCTAGCGTATGCAAGGTCAACGACCTGTTTCTCGCTTTCTCTGCTGGCGCGTGCGCAATGGCTCTCGCCGTGATGATCGTACTTACTTTCTCCCGGAGCCCGGTATGCAACTGATCGCCAAGTCACTGAATGATCTGCGCCACGTCCAGACGAATGTGCGCCTCTCGCAAGCCGAGATTCTCGACGCCGAATTTGCAGCACTGCAAGCGCGCACGGAACAGCGCCAGCGTGCAGCAAAAGCCGATCTCGCTCGTCGCGGTGTTCAGCCCCGCGTAGCGATCGGCAGCGGCCATGTGCCCCACTACATCGCCCGCCATTTCTTGCATTGCAAGGTGAGCTAGATGGACGCGCCAGACGACGACGGCTGGCAGTGGCAAGCCGAATTGGAAGAACAGCAGCAAACTGAACTGAACGAGCGAACTGAACGCACAGGAGAAGCAAATGGCAACGGTGACTTTTGTTTTGGGTGTCAGCGGGACAGGAAAGAGCACTTCGATGCGCAATTTGGACCCGACGCAGACCCTTTTGATTCAGGCTTTGCGCAAGCCTTTGCCGTTCCGCGCTAAGGGCTGGTCGTATCTCTCGAAAGAGAACCCGGGCGGCAACATGATCGTCTGCGACTCGGCGAGCCATATCGTCAGCTACATGCAGCGCACCAAGCGCAAGGTAATCATCCTGGATGATTTCCAATACTGCATGAGCAATTCGTTCATGCGCCGAAGCAACGAACGCGGCTTCGACAAGTTCACCGACATCGCGCGCGACGTGTGGGACATCCTCATGGCCGCCGCCGCCCTGCCAGACGACGTGCGCGTGTACGTGATGAGTCACACCGACACGAACGACGCGGGAATAACTAAGCCGCGCACGATCGGCAGGCTGCTGGACGAGCGCATCTGCATTGAGGGCATGGTGACGATCGTGTTGCAAACGGTCGTGATCGACCGCCAGTACATGTTCATGACGCAGAACAACGGACAGACCGTCTGCAAGTCGCCAATGGGGATGTTTGACGGCGACGAGATCGAAAACGACCTCGCAGAGGTTGACCGACAGATCGTCGACTACTACACCGCGCAACCCGCTTAACCATCGCCCGGCGTCATCCGGCGCCGGATCGTTTCACCCACTGGCTACGGCCTAACACGAAGCAACTGGAGCACACATGTACGCACTCAATACTGAATCCGCACAAGCCGCACGCAAGGCCGAGCAACGCACCAGCTTTATCGACGAGAAAGGCAAGTACGTCGGCAAGTTCACGCGCGCAGAGGACATCACCGCTCGAAGCGGCACGCGCGGCATTGCCTTCACGTTCGAAACCGACGAAGGCCAGAAGGCTAACTTCTCCATCTACACCATCAAGTCTGACGGCGAGAAGCTGGGCGACTACGGAACGCTGATGGCGCTCATGACGTGCCTTGGTATCAAGGACATCAAGCCCGC